TTTTTTCTGGGAGTCATCGTTTCACCCCGCACAGCAAAGCCTTCTTACACCGAATAGGCTTAAAGTTTGAACAAGAACGCACCAAGAAAGAACCTAATGATTTACGAAACAACTAAGAACTGGATTGAAACATTGTCGCTAGATGTGGAGTCCAAGGTTCATGCCGACCTTGCGTTGGCACTTGCAGCTCGTTACGACGACAAGGGAGAAACCAGCACCGCCGGTGAACTTCGTAAGACAATCAACGAACTCAAAGTCATGATCGGTAAGCCTGAGCAGGTCAACCCGCTTCGGGAGTTGCTGAAACGCTAATGCTGTTCCCTGCCAGGTGGACTAAGCCACTATCGGAAGACTTTGAGTCTGACGCAGACCGACTTCTTCAAGTGGTCGACTTGGCTTACCGAGATATGGATAACCCCGAAGGAATCAAGCTCGACGAATGGCAGCGGTGGTTGCTTCGGGCCATACTAGAGCGTTACCCTGCCGACCATCCAGACCCTTTGCTTGCTGGCAAACTCCGTTATCGTGCCGTTGTCTGTTCCATCCCTAGACAATCGGGGAAGTCGCTAATCGGATCGATACTTGGTCTTTGGGGTGTGGCGATGCGTAACGGCCAAACACTTTCTCTTGCTTCCAACGTGGAGCAGGCGATGGTTATCTATTCCCGAGTGTTGGCGACCATTATGAGTAACGATGAGTTGAAGTCGATGTTTCGGAAGACTACGGAACGTCGTGGCATTGTGTCTGCCGATGGTTTATCCAGATATGACGTTCGCCCGGCTAAGGAATCGGCTTTGCAGGGTTTGCGTGTGGATACTGTGTTGGCTGACGAGTTGCACATTTGGAAGAAGGGTATGTGGACGGCTGTGGTTCAGGGAACTACCGCTTCGCCTGAAGGAATCATTATCGGTATCACTACTGCTGGTGATGCCACTTCGGAAACACTTATGGATCTTTACAAACAGGGCGACCGCTCTGTAAACGGCGACCCAGCCCTAGAACGCTTTGGTTTCTTTTGCTGGGAAGCCCCCGAAGGCTCGGCAATCGACACTGAAGCAATTTTGGCTAGTAACCCCGCCGTCGAGTGCGGCCGTATCCCACTTGACCGAATCATGACCGACTTGGCGACCATCCCCGAACATGAAGCTCGACGTTACCGCCTAAACCAATTCATCTCTGGTTCAAGCGAGTCATGGCTCCCTGCACCGGTGTTTTACAAGTGCCAGGCACAGGGTATTGCTGAGATTGATGGTTGTGTGTTGTCGGTTGATGTTACGGCGACACTTGACCATGCGACGATTAGTGCGGCTAAGAAAGTCGGCGACAAAGTGCAGACCGAGTTAGTTGCAAGTCTTGTGAACCCTACTGAAGGCCGTTTATACGAAATGCTGGTAAGTCTTTACCGAAACACTAAAGCGACCGCTATCGTGGTCGATGGTGGCCGTATGCCTAACTTGCAGAAGCGTTTGAAACAGAATGGTTTGCCGTTGTGGTCTTTGTGGTCAAAAGAAGTTGCAGCTGCCGCTTCCACGTCTTACAGTCTGTTCCAGCAAGGCCTTATCGAATGGAACGGCACAGATCAGTTGCTTGTTGCTCAGGTGCCACGTGGAGTGGTTCGTTACTCGGGGGAGAACTGGTTTTTATCCAGGCGTGATTCGTTTGGCGACATCGATGCCGTTACAGCAACCCTTATGGCTGTTTATGTGGCGGTGCAACACCAGCCGGCCACGATCGGAGTTTTTTAGACACGCCGAGTTGCTTTACATAATGTAAGTCCTAAACATTATCATTGTTAGCGATGGCAAGTATCTGGCAACGCATTTTCCCTAAAACTGAAACTCGGGCAGTAACCCCTGTGATTCCTTCACGCTCTGCGACTCTAGCCACTCCCGAAAGTGCTTTGACGCTTACTGCGGTCTGGCGTAGCGTTCAGATACTTGCCACCACCGTTTCAAACCTTGGGCTTATCACCAAACGCTTTGCGACCGGTATGGAAATGGTTGTCGACAACCCTGCGTTTATAAACAACCCATCGTTGCAAATGAAACGCCACGAATTTATTTATTCGACCGCCACAGACCTAGCCCTTTACGGAAACGCTTTCTGGTATAAATCTTTTGACTCTGCTGGTCGAGTAAACGACGTAATGCAAATACCAGCTTGGCAAGTGTCCATCGAAACCGAAACCGATGCTCTCAACTCTCCTAGACGTTACGTTTACCTAAACGGTGTTTACACTCAGAACCAAATTGAACACTTGCAGCTCTTTCCTAGGGCTGGCTGGCTTAAAGGGCCTTCACCAATCCAAACGTGCCAGGAAGACATTGTTGGGGCTTTGGACTTGCGTGATTACCAAGCGAACTGGTTCTCAGCTGGTGGCGTTCCGACCGGTGTCCTAAAAACTGGTAAAGAGATCAGCCCAGACGATGCCCAGACCATTACTAACACTTGGAACACTAAACAGGCCACACGCCAGATTGCTGTTCTTGGTAACGGGTTTGAGTATCAGCAAATCGCCCTAAAGCCGTCTGAAGCATTGTTTACGGAAGTGTCTGCACAATCTGTTCAGCAAATCGCCAGGTTGTTTGGTATCCCACCACGCAAACTCGTTACCGGTGTTGACGGAACTAGCGACACTTATTCAAACTTGGTTGACGAAGAATCTGCGTTTTATCGTGAAACCATTCAGGCTTACACTCGTCCAATCCAGGATGCTTTGTCTAACTGTCTACCACGTGGCTCCCGAGTGGAGTTTATGTGGGAAGACCTTGTTTTGTCCAAGTCTGACCGCCTAAAAATGTGGTCTGACGCTATTGCCGCCGGCATTATCACTCCAGAGTATGCCGCTCAGAAAGAAGGCTTAAATGTCTGAAATTGAAACTCGCTCTCTAGAGCTAAGACTTGAGAACCTAGAAGAACGCACAATCACTGGTTTGGCTGTTCCTTACAATCAAGACGCAAACATTGGTGGCGTTTACAACGAACGATTTGCACCTGGTGCGATTGACTCCATCGAAGACGTAAAACTTTTTTATGGCCACGAAACCCCTATCGGTGTTGTTACCGATGGCCGGGAAACCGATGGCGGTTATGAGATCACTGCAAAAGTGTCTGAAACCACTCTCGGTAACGATGTTCTCACGCTTATGCGTGATGGAGCATTAAACAAGTTTTCGGTGGGCTTTGTGCCTGTTTCACAAGAACAGGATGGCTCAACGATTACACGCACCAAGGTTTCCTTAAAGGAAGTTTCGGTCGTGCCTTTTCCTGCTTACGCAGGTGCAAGTATCACCGAAGTGCGAGATGAAGAACGTGAAATCGTTCAACCTGCCGCACCAACCCCTACCCCTATCAAAGAAAGCGAGTCCGAATTGGAAAACTCCAACATCGAACTTGACGTTCGCTCAGTGCAGGATGAAGTTGCAGAACTTCGCCGAGTTGTTGAGTCAAGCGTCGCTCCAGTAGCCCCATCGGCTCCTGAATACATGAAATACCGCTCATTCGGCGAATACGCTCAGGCGTTTGCTAAGAACGAGCCTGCTGCTGTTGAGTTGGCTCGTGCCGCTTCGACTTCGGCAGATACCTACGCCGCTCCTGGCTACATTGGTTACATTAACAAGCTGATTCAAAGCAACCGCCCATCGTGGAACGTATGGTCGACTGCTGTTCTTCCAGCAACTGGTATGACCGCAGAATACGCTGCAATCACTGGCAACACTCTTGCTGTTGGCGAGCAGGACCCAGAGAACGAAGCACTATCATTTGGTAACCTAACCATCGCTTCGGTTTCGACCCCTGTAAAGACCTATGGCGGTTACACCACCGTTTCAAAGCAGGCTTTGCTACGTGGATCAGTTGACTTTGCTGGAATCGCATTTGACGCACTAGCCGTCGCTTACGCCAACGCAACCAACACTGCTGCTAAGAGCAAACTTGCAAGCCTAAACTTCACCGGCAAGGTCTTCGACCTAGACGGCGGAACTGCTGCTTCAGTTATCGAAGGTCTAATCGACGCAATCAAATACATCAAGGTTAACTCTGGTCTAAACGCTGAGTTTATTCTTTGCTCTGCCGCTGCTTACAAATACTTCATGAAGATTGCCGACTCATCTGGCCGTCCAATCGTGAACGTAAACAACGACGGTTCAAACACCTTCGCTACCGCTAACAACGACCTAACCGGAACCATCTGGGGAATTCCAGTAGTCGTGGACCCAACCCTAAGCGACAGCTTCGCAATCCTAGCGAACTCTCGTGGACTTCTAACCATGGAGTCAAACGGTTCGGGAACTCGACTAACTTCTGAAGATGTTTCGACTTTGACCGACACGCTTTCTCTATACGGCTTCGCAGCAATCGCTGCACCGTTCGAGTCTGCAATCGTTCAGCTAGACATCACCGCCTAGTCCGACTCATGGCTGTAACGGTAGAAGAATTTCGTGCTTACATTGGCACTGATGAAACAAGCGATTTTGTTTCAGAGTGTTTAACTGCGGGCCAAGCGTTAGTAACAAAGTTTATTGGAACGGCGACCGTCCCGGTTACCATTCAAGATAACGCTGTTCTAATGGCTTCAAGCGAAATCTTCTACCGTCGCCAGTCGCCCCAAGGTGTTACCCAGTTTGCGTCAATGGATGGAAACCCCATTCGTGCCGCTAAAGACCCTATGAACGCCGCTAGGGAACTCCTACGGCCATACACGTCTTACGGGTGCTAAATGCCTGTAAACGAGATCACTGCGTCCAAGGCAGAATACGCTCTTGCGTTGACTGCTCTTGGTCTGCGGGTTTCGGCTTACATTCCTGAACGAGTAGTGCCACCAACAGTTATTATTGGGCCAGGTTCACCATACCTAACCCCGGTAACTGTGAACGGCGAATACCTAATGAACCTAGAACTCATGGTTATCTCAGCTCATGCTGTGAACGTGAAGTCGACGGAATTGTTAGACCTGGCGATTGAAACCATTCTCAACGGCAACCCAGACTACGCTCACGTTTCAAGTGTGGGCCAACCATATGCTTTACAAACCAACAACGCAGAGTTTCTTGCAGCTAACATTTCTGTAGATCTCCGCATAACCCTTTAAGGACACAAAATGGCTATTGCTATCCCAAGAGTGATTGCAAGAAACATCACTCTAACTATCGACGGTGTTGACTATGCTCCACAGGTAAACATGGTTGAACTAACTTTGGGCGACGCTCCTGGTGGCGTTCAGGCGTTCACTGAAGTCCGTCCAGACGGCGAGTGGGCGATGCAAATCGACGCTTACTACTCACAAGACGGCGACTCACTAAACCGTTTACTATTCAACGAGTTTGGTAACGAAATTCCATTCATCATCAACCCAGGCGGCGGAACCATCGGTGCAGACAACCCTGCCTACACCGGCACCCTGATTGTGAACGAACTCCCACCACTATCGCTTACTTCCAACGAAGAAGTTTCATTCTCGGTTACCTTGCGAGTAAAGAACACTGGTCTAGACGTAGCTTCAAAGCTTTACTATGGCCTAACCATCGACATTACTGCGTAATTCGTTTAGGCGGCTCCAGTGGCTTACAAACCTAAAGCAAACGAACAGGCAATCAAAATTGAAGGCCATGCTCAGTTGTTACAGGCTTTGAAAGAAATTGGAGCCCCAGTCGAAGCCATTGTTGCAGCGAATGAAGCTGTTGGTGGCCCGGTGCTAAGAACGGCTAAGAACATTGCTCCAGTGCGTTCAGGTGCTTTGAGAGCAACAATCAAGTTGTCTAAAGCAACAACCAACGTCAAAATTCGTGCAGGTATGGCTAAGGTTCCTTATGCGAACCCTATTCACTGGGGATGGTTCTACGATCGAAACAACTTCATCACCAAGAACATCAAGCCGAATCCTTTTATGTCTAGGGCCCTTGGTTACAATAGAGATGAAATACTAGCGAAATACGTTAGTGAGATGAAGAAACTCATCGACAAGTATGAACCACCATCAAGCGTAAAAAAATGGTGGTAGTAAAGGAAATGAAATGAACTTCGACAACATTCCAATCAAAGTTATTGAGCAGGTTGAAATTGAAACCGGCTTCTTAATTGAAGACCTTTTCAAAGGCGATAACAAATCTCCGTATCGTAAACGAGCCATCGCTTATCTTTCAGCTCGTAGCCGTGGTGAAGTTATTACTTGGGAAGAAATGGGCGACAAAACAGTTTTGGAACTTACAAGCATGATGGGTGCTGACGAAGACGACCCAAAAGAGTAATACGGAGTAAGCAGGTGGAACGGATGGCTAACTTTTGTATTCAGTTCCAGCAAACCCCGGCAACTTATTACTCGCTAACAGTTAGTGAAGTGGCAGCCTTTTGGGAAGCCATCGCACCTAAAACAGATTTAAGAGGACTTATCTAATGGCCAACAAACTATTCGCTGAAGTAGTGATCGCTGGTTCTTACAAGAACCTGGCTAAGTCCACTCGTGGTGCAACTAAAGAACTAAACATCTTTGAGAAGAACGCTAAAAAGATTTCAATGGCAGTTAGTGCCGCTTTTGCTGGTATTGCTTTGGCTGGTATCAATGTTCTTACCGATGCTCTAGTAAACATGGCTAAAGCAGCTGCTGAAGATCGTAAGTCCATGGCACTGCTAAACAAGACTCTTGAACAGAACTGGCAAGCCACAGACCAAACTATTGCTGGTGTGGACGAATACATTACAAAGATTTCACTTATGACCGGTGTTGTAGATGACGACCTGAGACCAGCATTCGCCAAAATCGCTCGAGTAACCAAAGACCAGACCAAAGCACAAAAGGCTTTTGACCGAGTTCTGAACATTAGTGCTGGCACAGGTAAAGACATCAACCTAGTTGCTCAGGCCTACTCTAGATACCTTGGGGGCAACAAGTCGGCACTTGATAGATTGATTCCTGGGTTAAAAGATGCCGGTAACCGACTGGGCTTTATTGACGAAAAATATAGTGGCATGGCGGCGATCGCTGGAAAGAACGATCCATTTTCAATCATCAATGTCGCTCTTGGTGAATTCCAAGAAAAGATTGGTGCAGCTTTCTTGCCACTTATCGACAAACTTGCAGCCTGGCTAACTTCCGATGAAGCTACTAAAAAAATGGACGAGTTTGCAACTGCCGTCGGTCAAATGTTTACCTACTTTGAAAGCCCTGAAGGCCAGAAAGCCATGACTGACTTTCTAGATAAACTTCTACTAATCGTCGACGGTCTAACCAAATTTATTGAAAAGTCTGAACAAATTGGCGGTTTCCTATTTGGACCAGACCTAAACGCAAAGCTAAACAATACTGCTGGTGGAACTGGTTTTGAAAAAGCGATGAACATTTTTGCCGGCAATCCACAAGGATTATCGCCTGGTTCAGTTACTCGAGTTGGCCCAGCTGCTGGACCTGTAACTAACTACATAACCATAAACGGTGTCCTTAGTGGTGCTGACGCTGTTAAGGCTATAAAGAAGGAAGCGACCCTTAAAGGTCGAACTGTTTTGGGATTGATTACTGGATAATGCCTACACGTTCAAGAACTTATCTTCCCAATGACTGGCAGGTCTGGACTTACAAATCTGTTGCCGGTAAGTTTCGATTAGACTTCTCATCTCTAAATGGTGCTGATGTTTTAGGCGCTGTGGGTAATGTCGGTTCTATTGAAGTTTTAGACATTCCAATAACCGCCATTCAACTTGTTGATGGCCAGATACCAGACCAAAGCGTTTTCTTTACATTTTCACCAGCAAGAATGTCTTTGTCTTCTCAAATCATTGACTGGGATGAAACTTTAGTAAAAGAGCTTTACAACGGTAAACAAATCTTTTTGACTTTAAAAAATGAAGCCAGCACAAACCACAGCCAATTTGGTAAAAATACT